CTAATCACACAATAAACCGTGGTCGCGCAAAACGACTCTCAGGGCCTCCACTTGGCCCGCCAATTCGGCCACGTTCTTGTTATGGATTGAGAGAGCTCCATTGATCGCCGCATTGACCGAGGCATCCGAATAGGTGTTTGCGGTTGACAGGGACGCAGACGCATCGGCGAGAGCGCCAGTCACCGTCGCCCCCAAAGCCAGTGTATCCAGGGCCGATATGGAAGCGGGCTGGCCAGGGCGGTCCTCGGCCAGGAACCAAGCGGCTCCGGCATGGTCGGCGATCAGGCGCGCCCGCCGTCCCGACAGGGACCGGGAGATCCCCCCGTCCACGAAAGCCCCCGTGACCTGGGCACCGCTTTCCCCTTCCACCCAGACAACGGCCCCATCGGGAGCCTCTTCGACCGCAGGCAGGGTCAGGGTCGCGTTCGCCCCCAGACGGAAGCGATGCCCGGCCTCCAGAACGTCAAGCGCATGGCTGGCGCCTGGGGCCACATCCGTCGTTGCCATCCATTCAATGGGGCAATCCCGGGCCATGTTCAGGCGCCGAGCGGAAGCGATAATCCACCGCCCATAGCCCAGGGACACGAACTGAGCGATCTGTCCGTCCAGCGTGATGTCCGTATCCCAGGTGTAGTCCACCCCGCCTGGCGCAGTGACCGTGATGCGGGTTCGGTGGTCTTCTCCCGCCGCAAGCCAGACCATATCCCCCTCCTGCACGCCGTCATAGGTGCCCGGCAGGGTGACATTGGCGCCGTCCTCGCAGACGATCAGGGTCCCCAGGTCGGCCAGGGACACCGTAACATCACCTGGCAGGGCCAGCGCATACCGCCAGGGAATGATCCGAGGGGGCGTACCGGGCAATTCCTCCCGATTGGCGACCAACCAGTCGCCCCCGCCCTGGTGCACCAACCAGACCCGTTCGGAGGAAAAATCCATCATGACGTAGGGAGGCTCGAGCCCCCCTTCCGTGGCCTGAACCGTCACGGTCCCGTCCGAGGGGGCTTCAATCCAAACCGCATCCCCGGACTGAAAACCGCTCCCAGGCAGAGAGATCATGCTCCCCGCCTCGGCGGTGAGCTTGCGCCCGATGTCCGACACCGCGACCGTATAGGAGCCCGAGATCGGAACCGACGCCGTCCAGGCTCCTCCCCCACCACCCGACGCGAGCACTCCCTCGGCGGAGGGCGCAAAGATCGGGTCGGAGAGGGTCCCACCGCCGGAGGCCGCTTCCACGGCGACGGACAGCCACCAAACACCCGATTGGACCGCATAGGCAGAAACCACCCCTTCCATCCAGCGGGAGCGGTCGGCCTGGCTCATCACCCGCAAGCGCATACCTTCGGTGAACCCCAGGCCGCCGGGGATTTCCCAGTTCAGAGTTGTACCCGTTGCCATCTCCAGCACCGTGGGGCTATCGGTCAGGGTCCCGGCGAGGGTTGCCCAACGCCCCGCTCGCAGATCCGTCCACCACCCCGCCGCCACATGGGAAGCCACACAAAGATAACTGCCCCCAAGGCGGCTCACCAAATCCCCTCGGGCATAGGAGGTCCCCGCCGCCCAGGCACCCCGGGCTTCCGTATCCGGCGCAGGCAGGGTGAAACTCTCGCTGGTGGCGTCCGTATAGGTGACCGTCAAGACATAGCCGGACTGGGTCATGGAGGCGATCCCCCGCCCCGTGCTTCCAGCGGCCTGTTCCAGGGCGAGGCGGAGGTTGTGGAAGTTTCTATCCACCTCCCCGGCCGTCAGATTGGCGCCCTTGCCCGCGCCCCAGTCGGCATGGGCCGTGCGATAGGTAATACTGACCATGGGGGTAAGTCCTTCAGGGATTAAGGTTCATAACAAGACGCCGCCCGTCCCCGTCGCGGAACACCAGGCGGGTGGGCCGCTCCACATCCACCCAGGCGCCAGAGCCATCGGACGCGGTGATCCGGACCACCTCCGTCTCCCGGGACAGTTCGGTCCAGACCCCGTCGGCCCCGTCCTCGATACGGGGATCACGGCGCTTGCGGATGGCGGGCGCCAAGGCTCCGGCACAGACCACCGGCGGGTCCGGATTGACTTGGGCCGTTGGGGCCTGTGAGGCGCCGGAGGGGCGGGGTTGGTCACGCAGGGCACGGATGGCATTGGTCAAGGCATTGGTCATGACAGGGCTCCCGGGCCGAACTGACCCCAGCGATAGGTGGTGGTGATTCCGCCCGGTGGCGCCGGGTCGCCGGGAAAGGGGTCGAGGGTCCAGTTTTGAAAATCTGTGGTCAGAGCACTCCCGATGGCTCCCTGCCCATCCCGGGTCCGGCAGAGCCAGGGAACCACTCCGGAGCCGCCCTCCCCCAGGGGCAGGGCGGACAACGGGGTGACCCTGTCGGGACCGGGGTGGAAGCGCGGTCTCCCCGCCCCGTCCACCACAAGAAGGCCATCGGCGCCTCCGGCGACACAGGGACCCTGGGGCGTAGGTTCGGCGCAGCGGACCGCACCAAGAACAAGCCCTCCCCCACTCCAGGCCCCCCCATGACCGGACGGGTCCAAGGGCCCCAGCCTATCAACGGGCTCCCGGACCATCAGGCCATGGGGATGCGAGGTGGGCCCTGTCCGGTCGACCCACCCGGTTTCGGAGACCAAAGACGTCGGCCCCCCCGGGGAAAAGGCATAGATACGATGGCGGGTCCAAGACGCGGTGGTCCGGGTCGCGACCACCCAGAAGCGCCCCCCCCAGGCGGTCACCGCCGAGGTTCGCCAAGTTACCGGACCATCGCCGCGAGGCGCCTCGGCCTCAACCAAACGATGACTCGCCCAGTCATCGGAGGTTTCAAGGGCCAATGGCGCCCGGCCTTGGTCATCAATGAGGGCGGCGCAGGACGTTCCCACGACGATAGATTGGCCCAAGACGGCAACCCCGGACCGGACCTCCACCGATCCCAGGATCGCATCGTCCGCCGGGTCCCTGATCACCGAGGGCACTGCGAAAGGTGACGCGCTCTCCCCCGCTTCCGCCATGCCCAACCGCCACCGGGACAGACCTCCCAGAAGCCCCTGGACGAGCCACCCCCCCGTCCGATCGCCGATCAGGCGGGCCCCCTCCATCCAGGGAAAGGCAACGCCCTGAGCATCGGGCAAGGGAAATGGCCGGGTGGTGGGTTGGCGGAACAGAGCCATACCGGTTGCTGTCACCCGCAAGCCGGTAACCTCTCCAGGTCCGGAAGAGACCAGATCCGCCAGCCCTTCAATGGTTTTCCTATGGCGCCCCTTCCGATCGAACACCAAAGCTGCAGAGCGCGCCATGCCGCTGGCTTCGGCGTCGTGCCGGAACACCATCAGCACCGGCTCTCCGCCCCAAGACAGGTCCCGGATGGTGGCAAAGGGTCCCAAATATGCTGCATCAACCACGGGGAGCCTCCAGGTCAATGGTCCGCGGCAGGCCAAAACGCCCCGCCGCAGGAATGGTCAGGCTGTGGACCCGTTGGTCCGAAGCCGCCAGAGAGCGCAGGGAGAGACAGACATCCGTGGGCAGGGACGCGAGCAACCGCCGGGGCGAGAGGCTTCCCTTTCGCTGGGACCAAATCGCCGCATCCTGTTCGTCCCATAGGTTACGGATACAAAGGCCCGCCAGCAGGTCCTCCGCCCCCCAGGTGGCTGCCGCCGCCAGGGGGTCGGTGGGCAATTGCTCGTCGTAGCCCCCCAGGGTGACGGTCAGATGATCCCCCATATCTGTCCGCCAGACCTCTCCGGTTCGAGCTGCGTAATCGTCGGTATAATCGTCCGTCAAAGTTTCGACGCCCGGGTCCGCTTCCGCCATAGTGCCTCCTCCACCGATGGAACAGGCGATGTCCAGGGTGACCGCCCGCCCTGTCTCATCCCAGGACAGCGTATAGGCCACCACCTTGCCGGTCGCCTGTCCTCCGGGCAGGGTCGCGGCCGTCAGTGTGACCGTGGTGTCCAGATCGACGGACAGCGTCTCGGCGCTCCACCCCGGCAGGCGAGCGGACACCCGGATGCAGCGCTGGGCGAAGGCCAGGCGAACCGCCAAGACCCGGGCCATATGGGCAAGCGCCAAACGCCCCCGCGCCGTATGGAAGAAACTGCCGAGCAGGGTATCGCCGATGGCCGCGCCCTCCACGGCTCCGCCGGTCACCCCTGCGGCGGCACTTTCGGAGACCTCACTTGCCCCTGTGTTCCGGGCGATGGAAAGGATACTGTCGCAATCCGTCCCTGTGGTGACCTCCTCCACCTCTGCGGGGTCGGAGCCAAGGCCCACATCTCTCAGATGGAACGACAGGCTTTCCCCCTCCTCCGGCCCCGGAAAATCGATGGCCAGATGGCTGTCCAGGCGCAGGACGGCGACTTGCTTGCGGCGCTGGCTCAGGGACCAGGCCAGGGTCAGAATCGGCCAATAGGCCCGCTTGGCGAAGGCCATCCATCCTGCGAAAACCCCCATGGGGAAAAGGCTGGAGCGGGCCGCCGTGGGACCGAAATCGAAGCTCCCCTGTGTCCCCAAGCCCCGCCCTGCGGCGATGGTGATAACCCGGTCGTCCTCGGTGAAGCGGGCGAAGGGGTTGGCGGTGATCTCCTCCTCCAGGGCCGGGGGCTCCTGGGTGATCAATGCCCCTTCCAGCACCCGATATCCGCTGTCCCCACCGATGCGGGAGCCGGCCTGGGGCCAGCCGTCGGCGAAGTCCTCGGGCGGGGAGAGGGTGACCAGGGCGCCACCGGCCTCCCTGGCGATGAGAGCGCCGATATCGGCCACACCGCCGCCCCGCTGGGTCCAAAGGACATCCAAGGTCCCCTCCACCCAGGCCGGGGGGCGGGTTTGGGGACGCTTCAGGTCAACGGACCCCTCGGCTAGGGATTCCGGGCCGAAGGTCAGGGTTTTTCGCCCGGTAAGGCCATCGGACACACCGACGGCGCCGGTCAGCCGATCCACGGTCAGGCTGGCGAACCAGCCCTCCAGGATTTCCGAGGGGTCGTCCTCCTCTCCCTCGGCGATGAACAGGGGGTCGTAAGCGGGGGCGATCTTGTACGGAGCCAACGCTGTTGTGGTCTTGGCATCCATGTCGCCGTGGCGACTATCGAACAGCAGCGTGAGAAAGGCCCCGGCCATGCCGTCGGGCACCTCGGCCAGAACCCCATGAAACAGATGGATTACGCTGCCGTCGAGGGTGGCGGACAGATGAACACAGCGCTCACCGTTCGGACCCTGGAGGGCATGTCCGGCGTTCGCGACCGTCACCCGAGCCCGAGGCGCGCCCCCCTCCTCGGCCTCAATCCGCAGGGCGCGGAGGGCCTCGTCGGCGCGGGCATGGGTTGCGGCGTCGAAGGCCTCGCCCTCGGCCACCCAGGCGAAATGAAGGGCATCGGTCATGGGAAGGGGTCCGAAGGAGAGAAAAGCCAGAAAATGAAACACGGAAGAAAAAAGCCCACTCCGATTTCTCGGAGTGGGCCCATGGTTCGGAAACTGTAATTCCTACAGAACCGTATAGTGCATGTAGACCTCACCGCCGCCGATCTGGCAGGTGATGGCCTTCCCAGCGGGAATTTCAACTGGACCACCCGCACAAGACGCATGATACCAGCCATGCCGATGGGCACTGCCCAAAACTTCTCCATCGACAAGAACACGAGTGTCGTCACTGCCATCGCCCGTAGACGAAGCCGCGCAACAATAGTTACTGATGACAACACCATTCACATTGGTAGTTGCAGACACGATTGTATCCGAAGTGGACGAAGCGAAATAAGAAGTACCGAGAGTCGTCATGGTTTTACTCCGATTTATAGAGATGCCTTGGAAAGGCGGTGTGTTTGGAAGAGGTCCCACACCTCTTCCAGGATCGACCGCAAGGGATGGCGGTCGGTCCATTTCAGATGGATCAGGAGCCAATCCCGAGCCATCAGGGTAAGGGCCGGACGCAGCACCACCGTCACCGACCCGTTCTTGGGCGATGTTTATGATGGCGCGTCCGGAAATGTCGTTAATAGAGTGGTCCGCGCCAATTTTGTCATGGCTGCGACCCCAGTCCGCACAGTTAACACCTTATGTGTCAGCCCAGCGGATCACTTGTCCCAAGATTCTTTACAGCACTGTGTAACTGATCGCGTAGCTGCCATCGGAAACGCCCACGCTCAGGGACTTTCCGGCGGGAATGCTCAAAGCACCAATTGCCGCAGAAGAAGCGCCATACATATTTGACCCGCGGTTCTTTCTGGCCCCGGCATGGATTTGATTGTCGACATAAACAAAACAACCGGCTTCTGTGCCTTCCGTCCCACCAGCGTAGACGTAGCCTCCACTGATCTCGATACCATTGGTGTTCTGAACTGCGGTCACAAGCGTCGCAGAGTTACCACCTGCCGAATAAGAAGTCCCCAAAGTCGGCATAGTCATGCTCCTCATGGCATTTACGAATTGGCTGTAGGAAATGGAAACGTCCCGACCTTGGCTGAGGTCGTGAAGAAGGATCAAATCGCCATCTTCCGGCGTTCCCGCAGGCAAGGCACTCACATATTGGCCCAGGGTATAGGGTGTAACAGCCAAGGCTTGATTGCTCGACGGGTTGGCAACGGCCTCAGTCACCGTCGCCAGTTCGATCAGACCACGGTCGGTTTCCGTCGCCGGATTGGCATCGGACCAAGCATCAAGGCCCGACGGAGTAACGGCGCGCTCGGTGTCGATACCGGAGACCACCTCGGCGTCCGTCGCCAGTTCGATCAGACCACGGTCGGTTTCCGTCGCCGGATTGGCATCGGACCAAGCATCAAGGCCCGCCGGGGTCACGGCGCGCTCGGTGTCGGTTCCCGTGATCACCTCGGCGTCCGTCGCCAGTTCGATCAAACCACGGTCGGTTTCCGTCGCCGGGTTGGCAACAGACCAAGCCTCAAGGCCAGACGGGGTCACCGCACGCTCAGTGTCAGTACCGGCGATCACCTCGGCGTCCGTCGCCAGTTCGATCAAACCACGGTCGATCTCCGTCGCCGGATTGGCATCGGACCAAGCCTCAAGGCCCGCCGGAGTAACGGCGCGCTCGGTGTCAGTACCGGCGATCACCTCGGCGTCGGTGGCCAGTTCGATCAGACCACGGTCGGTTTCGGTCGACGGGTTGGCAACAGACCAAGCCTCAAGACCCGACGGGGTCACCGCACGCTCGGTGTCGGTACCGGCGATCACTTCGGCGTCGGTGGCCAGTTCGATCAAACCACGGTCGGTTTCGGTCGACGGGTTGGCAACGGACCACGCCTCAAGACCTGCCGGAGTAACGGCGCGCTCGGTGTCGGTGCCACCGATCACTTCGGCATCCGTCGCCAATTCGATCAAACCACGGTCGGCCTCGGTCGCCGGGTTGCCGTCGGCCCACGCTTCCAGGCCCGCAGGGGTCACCGCACGCTCGGCATCAATGCCCGCCAGCACTTCCCCGTCCGTCGCCAGTTCAATGATGCCCAGGACTTCGGTGGTCGCCTGGGGCGGGGTCACGGCATCCTTCAGAGCGCCGAAGGTATAGGACACGTCTTTGTTGGCGCTGACATCGCGCACCAAAAGAAGGTCCGAAGTCTCGACGCCGGCGACCTGATCGACGAGGCCCGTGTAATGGCCAAGGGTATAGGGCGTGACCGCCAGGGCTTCGAGGGTCTCGGGGTTGGCGACCACTTCGGCATCGGTGGCCAATTCCATCACGCCCGCCCCACTGGTGGAGGCCAACGGATGGGTATGATTGCCGCTGAAGGGCATGGGGAGAACCGAGTTACTGCTGCATTCCGTGCTCATAGGGCACTCCTTGCAAGGGTAGATAGGGGATGGAAGAGGTCTCACACCTCTTCCAGGACCAACCGCCAGGGATGGCGGCCGTCCCATTCCAGAAGGCCCAGGGACCAATCCCGGACCATCAAGGTCAGCACCGGACGCACCACCACCGTCACCGGCCCGTCGTGGGTGGCGATGGTGATGGTGCGTCCGGAAATGTCGGTAACAGGGTGGTCCGCGCCGGTTTCGTCATGGCAGCGGACCCAGTTGGGGGCGAAGTCACGCTCCGCCGTCCACCCCGTCACACCAGGGGCCAGAACCGCCCCCAGGCGACTCGCGCAAGTGGCCGTCACGGTCTGACCGGGCCACAATCCGGCAAAGGCCGGAGGCCGCACGTCCGACGCGGACACCGTCAGCGCGTATTTCGTGCCGGGCAGGGGCGCAAACCGGGCCGTGCCCTCCTGGTCCCGCCAGAACTCTCCCCGTTGCAGGGGGGTGAGCCTGTGACTGGCGCCCCGAGCGCTCCATTTGCCCAGGATCGCCGCGCCCTCCAGGCTCAGGAGGGTATCGGGCGGGCTCATCGAACCCCCCGCTGGGGCCGAGTGAGCAAAAACCGCGTCGCGTCAATCTGGCGGAGCAGATCCTCCGCCTCCCGGCTCACCGCTGCGCTCGAAGGGAGGGAGGCGGGAGGGAGGGAGGCGGGAGGGGACTCGGACGACGGATTGGCCATGGGAATGGCGATCGGGTGGACGGTTGTGTCCTCGGCCATGGTTACCTCCCGCGAATCACGTGATAGGGCAGGGTCAGGGGCAGCACCCAGAAGGGCCCCTCCGCATGGGCTGGTTCGGCTTGGGCCGCCCCGATCACCAGGGCCGCACCGTCGTCGCTCAGGCGGCGAAGGGACAGGCCATCCAACAGGATCAGAGCCAGCGCTTCCGCACCGTTCGGCCCCTCCCCCAGGGGATGGTGGAGTGTCAGGCGGGCGCGCCCCCCCTCCCCCGCCCAGCGGGTTCCGCCCTCGGCCCGGCTGGGCTCCACGGCCAGTGTCAGCCATGCATGTCTGCCGAAGGGCCGGGCCGTGGTGTTTTCATCCACCAGGGGCAGGGCCGTCAGGACCCCGACCCGGGCAGCGATCAGGCTCCGGGCTGCGGCACTCATGGCGCGGCCTCGCCCATGGGCCGCAACACCAGCCGGTGGAGCATCCCCATGCCCATGGAGCGATCCGAGACATCAACGATGCGATAGACCCAACCGGCCAAGTCCAAACGGTCATTGGCCCGGGGGACAGCGCTCTGCTCTCCGGCGGCCAGGGCCAGGCGGTCGCCGGGCTGACGGATCGGAGAGTCTGGGGCGGACAGGGCGCTGGCCAACAGGGCCACGCGCAAGGGCACCCGGCTTTCCACGGCGTTGACGTCGTCGAAGACTGGATCGGGCACCCGGACCAGGGTCGCACTCAACACGACCTCGCCAGCTGCCGCCAACGCCTTTTCCACGGCGCCGGATAGAGTTTCCTTGGTGACGGGCATGGGGGGTTATCCTCTTGAAAGACGAGAGCCGCCCCGCTTGAACAGCGGAGCCAGCAGACCCTCCACCACTGGCAGGGCCGGGCCGGAGGAGAACGACAGGTCGTAGACGGTACGGGTCGAAACGGCGTCCAAGGTCACCGCCTCCTCGCTCACCCGGCCCGCCCGGTCGCGGTCAGCCATCAGGGGTGCCGACAGCGCTCGTGCGGCCAGTTCACAGGTGGCGGCCAGCACCTCCCGGGGGACGATGCCGCTGCCCAAAGGCGCGCCGGTGCGATCAATAACGCCGAAGCGGGGCCAACAGAGGGCCTGCCCCCGCCCCCGGGTCGGCACCCCAGAAAAGCGGTCGCCATAGGCCAACCCCAGGTGGGCGGAGGCCTCTCGCAAGGCCCCTTCCCGCCCAGTCTCGCTCGCGGCGAGCCAAGGGGCGGACAGAGTGGCGTGGGGCCGAGCGGACCAATAGGCATCTGCCGCCTCCAGGGAGAGGAAGCTGTCGGCCTCGGCCAAGCCGAAGCCCTCCTCGACGGTCAGGGTCATGGGTTCAACGCTCCAGGGCGAAGGGTTCAAAGGGAGGAATCAGGATCAGCCGCAGGGGCAAGCCGAGCCAATCGCCGGGGCTCAAGGGTAGGGTCCCGCCACGCGGACAAAGGACAGCCGCAGATCGCCAGGTCAGGGCCGGGCCCTCCAGGACGCGGACGGAGATTTGAGCAAAGCCGCTTGAGGCTGTCCGGGCAAAGGGCGTCAGGGTCACCCCGCTCTCGTCATCCCTGTCCAGGGTACCCAGCAGGGCCGCGCACAGGGTCTCGGCGTTCCACTCCCGGACCTCGAACAACAGTTCCAGGCGGTCGGACACCGGGTCCTCCCTGGCCGGAGCCAAGGTGCCGTCGGCCCGATCCTCCCAAAAGGTCCAGGTGGCGCGGCTCCGGTCCAGAACAGCACCGGACAGAAGGCCGAGGTCCCGGTAGTCGACCCCGTCCTCGGAAAACCAGACGACGGTCTCCCCACCGGGAAACAGGTGTGCGGGCACGATGGCCCGGGGTTCCAGGGTCATGGTCGATGTCGCTTTTTACGGTTAAGTTGGAAACAAACAGGGGGCGGAGCGAGGGGGTGCGCGTTCTTAATCCTGTTTCGTCATGCCCGCCTTCGCGGGCATGACGGTGATGAGGACAAGGCGAACGAAAAAGCTGGAGGGATCGGGAGCAAAAGCCCCCAAGTACAACGATCTCCGCCTCAGCGACCTTCACCCGTTGGTCTTCAAGGCCGCGAAACGAATGGCTTTGCGGTCGTAAACCCGGTCCCAGTTCGCAGCCAGCGCCAGTTCGGCGTTCGAGGGAGCGGGTTTGGCCATGGAGGCACCGATCCAGCGGATGCCCCGGGGATGCAGCAGGAAATGCCGCCGGGAATGCAGGATCTCCATCCCCTCACCGTCACCGGCACCCGGCGCCCGTTCGGTTTCCACGGGCAGTTTGGCCTGCCCCTCGCCATGGGCCACGGCCCCATCCGCGAACAGGTAGGTGGTGTAAGTCTTGCGGTTGGTCCCCGACTCAACCGGCAACGTATCGTCGACGATGACCCGATAGCCCAAGTAGGTGGTGTAGCGCAGGTCTCCGGTCTGGGGATCGAAGACGGACAGCAGGGCACCCAACCGCTGCAAACGGGTATGCACCACCGAATGCATGGCGATGGCGGTCAGGCGGTTTTTCATGTCGCCCATGGTCTGGGCCGCCGTCAACACCGCGTCGTCACCGATCAGTTCGTCGGCGGTCACGGCGCCCGCGTCATCGGTGCCGATATCATGGACCATGTCACCGCCATCGTTGGCCATGTTATCGGCAAGAACGCCGGTCAGGCTGGAGATCAGCACCCGCTGTCGATCCCGCACCCAGAAGGGCGCCACCAGTTCGGCGACGGCGCGCATGGGGTCTTCGGCCAGCAGGGCGGCGGTCAGGTCCATGGAGGACCAGGACTTGTTGCGCACATGCTTCACGGCCACGTCCCGCCCAGCGGTGATCTTGTCCGGGGTGGAGTAGCTGTCCGGATCGTCGGAGCCCACGTTGGACTCCCCATCCAGATCATTGAAGAACGGCAGGTTGAAGGTGCTGCCTTGGCCCGAGGCGAGCGCACCGAACTGAGCATCCGGGACCACAACGCCGGACTGGACGAAGGCGTCCATGTCCAGCGCGCGTTGGACCATATAGGGCTGAAAAACCTCCGGAACGATCACGTCCGAAAGGCGCGTGGCTATCGTCGGCATGACGAATACTCTCCGTTATATCGATAAAGAAGACGCGATCATGCCGTCACGGCATTACTGCGCGCATGGAAGGAGGGCATCACGCCCGAAAGAGAAGCGGGAGGAGGGAACGCCGCGAGTCCCCTCCCCCGTCAAGTGACCGATCAGTCAGCGATCCGGGTCACAGCCAGATTGGTGTAACCCGATCTGACGGTGCTATAGGACGCATTTCCCCGATAGTTGGCTTCACAAAGGATCTTGGTTCCGGCCTCGCACCACCGGAAGTCCGTGACGATGGGGCATAGATCCGCCGTACTGTCCGTATTCCCACTGTTGGCCATAGTAATCCCAATCTCCGCACCAGAGGCATCCAGAATCCTTATCTGCAACCGCCCCACACCAACGCTGTTGTAGAACGCGGCGCAAGCGCGCAGAAGATACAAACCCGGCCGATTGAGCACCACCATGTTGGACTGAAGAGTGGCGCCGCCTGAATCCCCCCTCTCAACGGCGAGGGAGGTGAAGGGGACTGTGATGTTGGTCGCTCCAGACAGACAGGGAAAAGCGCTCGAAATCGTTGCCCGATACAGGGCGTACTGATTGCTCCCCTTTTCCACACTCCAAGCCTCAAGACCCGAAGGGGTCACAGCCCGCTCGGTATCGGTTCCGGCAATCACCTCGGCATCGGTCGCCAGTTCGATCAAGCCACGGTCGGCTTCCGTCGCCGGATTGGCGCCGGTCCAGGCGTCAAGGCTCGAGGGAGTCACAGCCCGCTCGGTATCGGTTCCGGCAATCACCTCAGCGTCACTGGCCAGTTCGATCAAGCCACGGTCGGCTTCCGTCGCCGGATTGGCGCTGGCCCAAGCGTCAAGACCCGAGGGAGTCACAACCCGCTCGGTGTCAGTACCGCCGATCACCTCGGCGTCCGTCGCCAATTCGATCAGACCACGATCGGTTTCCGTCGCCGGGTTGGCCTCAGCCCAGGCGTCAAGCCCCGCCGGAGTCACGGCCCGCTCGGCGTCGAGCCCGCCAATCACTTCGGCATTGGTCGCCAATTCGATCACACCAGCATCATCGATCGTGGCGCCGGGATGGGTATGCAAGCCACTTTGGGGCATCGTCATAACGGTTTCCTTTAATTTGGTTTGTTCTGTCCTCAGCCCTTCGCCTGCTCACGCAGGCGCTTGGCCATGTCGGGGTTTTCGCGCATCAACCGTCCCTGTTCGGTCAGGTTCAGGGAGCCCGATGCAAAGGGATTGGGAGCGGCGGAGGAGGCCCGGGAGGGGGACATGCCCCCGCCGGACCCCACATCCCACCAGGCTGCGCCACCGCTCTGGCGCACCTCCGCCAGCCAGCCGTCCAGGGTGCGCTCTCCGTCCTGGGAGACGATGGACAGGCCCTCATCCACAGAGAACAGCTCCTTGGCCGCTCTCCAGGCATCGGTCCGGTTCAGGTCCCGCACCCCCGCCCGTGCGCAGGCCTCCAGGACGGCGGCTTTCAGGCGTTCCTCCCCGGCTTGCCGCAGACGACCCAGGGATTGATCCAGGCGGTCGTTCAAGGCTTGCACCTCTCTCTCCCGCTCGGTCAGCACCTGCCGCAGGCCCTCCAGGTCGGGGGCGGCGAGGGTTCGATCCTTGCTGACCCGTTCGGCCTCCTTGCGGGCTTCGCGCTCCTTGCGCAGGGCTTCCTTGACGGCCTCCACATCACCGTCCGTCCGCAGGCCCTCCGCCTGGAGAACAAAGGCGCCGCCTTCGGTTTGGATATAATGGTCCCGCAGGGCCTCGGGGATGTCCTCGGCTGCGGCGTATCTGACACGCAGGGTCATAAATTGGTCTCCACTGAAAAGGGAACGCGGGGTCCGGGGAGGTCGCGCCTCCCCGGTGGAGGGTGCGGGGACCAGCCCCCGCTTCACCCCCCGCTGGCGATACGCTCGGCATCGGCCTGGGCGTCATAGGCCCAGGACAGGACACCCCGCCGCTGCAGCTCACCCAAATAGGCCTCCCGGCTCAGGTCTCCTCCGTCGCGGGCATGGGCCAATGCGTCCAGGTCGGCGGCCTCCCGCTGGTCGGTGAAATCGGTATTCACGTCCACGGACCCGCCAGAGTCCTCTCCCCCCCAACGGGCCATGACACCGAGCCCCTGTTCGAGGGCATCGCGCAGGGCCATGGCCCAGGCCTTGACCGTGGAATGGGCGCGGCTCGACGCGATGGCTGGGGCAGTTGCCGTGGCCGTGCCTGGACGGCTGACCAGGGGTTCCATAGCCAACCGGGTCATCTGGGCTTCCAACCGTTCCAGATCCCGCTCGCCCGCCTGGATGGCTGTCCCCGCAGGCTCCACGTAGTACCAGCGGGCACCGGTCTCGGGACTGTGCAGAAAGGTCTTTGGCCCCACCTCCAGGGGCATTCCTTCGGCGCTTTCCGGCGCCGGACCGGATAAGGCGAGCATGGCAAAGCGGCCCAGGGTCAGGATGTTCCGTTGATCACTGGCCGACTGCCAATGGGCCACGTTCAGATGGGCGAGCCCCTCCAGCGGCGGCCGGGCGGCGAGTGCGCCGATGGCTCCACCCAGGCGCAGAGGGACCAGGGGCACCAGATCCAGCCCGGTCTCCGTCTCGTCCACCAACAGCCAATCGCCTCCCTCCCGGACCCAGGTTTCCGAGCGTCCCGGTTCGAGTACCTGGATGTAGTCCCGTTGCCGTTCCTGAAAGCCGCCCCGTTCCGTCACCCGGTGGCGCACCCGGGCATGGGCCAGACGCCACCGGCCATCCACCCGTTCCGGATAGGCGGCGATGACATCCTCTGCGGCCAGGGGGATCAGATAGGGGCGGCGAAGGTGCTCGGGCGTATCCGGGCCGGGCATTTCCACTTGCATCCAGCCCAGGCCCGTGGCGACCGCCTCCGCGAACCAGCGTTCGGCAATCACATGCAGGGCATTGCCCAGCAGGTCGGCGTCCTCCATCCAAGGAACCATCCGCTTGGGCAAGTCCTGGCCCAGTACCAAAGGGCGGGAAAAGACCCGGCTGGCGATATCTCGCACGGCTTCTTCAAAGGCGGGCAGCAAAACCGCCCGGGCCAGCCGCGTGCGATAGGCCTCTGGGTCCTCGGCCTCATACCGGGGCAAGTGGCGTTCTCCGGCGGCCCGCATGGCCAAGGTTCCGCCCATGAGGGAACGGACCATAGCCCAACGGGGCAATGCCTCCAGGTACTCGGCCGAAGGACGGCCGGGGTCCAAAAAATCGGTCATGGAAAGGGGAGTCCTTGGTTGATATCTCACGGCAGTCCGCTTCGCGGACGCCTCCGATGGGGCGCGTGGTCACGCGCTTGGGGTACTTCGGAACGAATGTGGTGCTCTCCCCAAGCGCCCGACTGGGCGCCGGGCGAAGCCCGCCCACGCGGAGCCGATCGCGAAGCGATCTGGCGTGAGCGAGTCCATAAAAATCAAAACTTCAACTTCATCACCTTGCCGCCAGGCGCGGGGCGCCCTTCGTGGAAGGTCAGAGCGAGTGCATCAGCCAGATCCGGGCTCCGCAAACCACGCCGCTTCATGGCGTCCTTGCTTTCCACCACCACCCGTCCAGACCCGTCAAAGCCATAGCGGACCGAGGACAGTTCTCCGGCCAGATCCTCAGCCTGGTCCCTCGGCAAGTCTGCGAAACCCGGGGCCTCGTCGCGCAACCAACTCCGCAGGGCGAGCCACAGATGGTCACGCAACAGGCGGCCCCGTTCCTCACCCACCATGCGTTCCGGGGCCTTGTCGGCCACGTTGACCGCGACAACAGGCAGGCCGTCCTCCCGCAAGCGGTCGACGACGCCCGCCCCCACGCCGATCTCGTCCACATGAATGGTCTGGGCAGTCCATTTCCGGGCCAGTTCCGCAGCCTGCCCGGCCACGGCCATCGTGTCCCGACCGGACGCCACCTCCAGGGCTTCCAGCCGAGCCCCGGCGCGCAGCAGAAAAACCGTCCGGTCATCGCCAAACCGCGCCACGTCGACCCCCAAGCGTCGCTCACCCCCGCCAGCCGCCCCCCGTTGGGTCAAGGCCGCCTCGGTCAGGTCCAGGGGGATGAGGACGTCGTCATCCTGGCGAGGAAAGGCCCCGTCGGCACGGACCCGCACCACGTTGGAGCCCTCCCCATACTTTCGGATCAAGGCCACCCGATAACCGGGATCAACCAGCGGACTGTCGGCGCAGCAGAAGCGCAGGGCGGTGAAGCTGGCCCGATCCCGTTTATGGGACCGGGCAAAGAATCCGGTATTGCGGGTGGGATTGCCCACCATCAACAGCCGGGCGCCGTGGCTAGAAAGCGCCCCCTCGGCCACCTCGAAAACGGCATCGGGCACGCCGGAGGCTTCCTCGATGACAAACATCAGCGAAGCCCCGCCCTCCGGTTCAAGGGGATGGGCAAGGGGACGGGCGGCGCCGTCCAGGTCGATTTCCACATCCGAGGCATGGTATCCCTGCAGGGCGTCAGGTTGGTCGCGCCGTGCGGTACGGGCCGTGACGAACCACTCCCGGGGCGCCCCCCGGTCGGTGATGGCCCGGGCCGACAGGTCGAAAAGGCTGCCCAACCACAGGTACCCGGGCAGACCCAACGCCAAAGCCCTGTCGTCGGCTTTGCGGCGCAGGCGGGACAGCTCGGACCAGAGGATCTGTTCCAACTGACTCGCCGTTGGTGCCGTGCAGGGGGTTTTGGAGTAGTCGAAGCATTCCAGATGCCACCAGATAGCGCTCGCCGTGGCGGCAGTCTTGCCCACCCCATGACCTGCGCGCACGGTCACCTTGGCGCCGGGACGTCCAATCGCCTCCAGTAGGGCCGATTGCTGGTGGGTGGGATTGAGCCCCAGGCGCTGGCGGGCATAGAGAACCGGATCGGCCCGCCACAAACCCCGCAAACGACCATAATCGGCCAGTCCCTCGTACATCCGCAGGGAGGGATCAGCCGTCGGTCGCCGCGCCAAGGGTCGCCTCCTTCCGCTCGATCTCCATGAGACGGGCAGCTTCCTCCAACAGGGCGGAGAGCCCGCCGCCGGACGGCCCTTCAGGGCCGTCCGGGCGGGCCTTGCCCCAGATACCCAACTTGGCACCCAACATGTTCAAGGCCCGCAGTTTGTCGGCCAATTTGACCTGAACCTTGACCGTACCGTCCTTCAATTCATGGACGATCAGTTCCTTGATAGCTGCGGCCTCCCGGTCGCTCAAACCGGTAAGCCTCACCTCGGCCTTGCCCTCCTCGTCGAAGCGCATCATGTCCAGGGGCCGGGAAAAGGCCAGGGAGGCCAGTTCGCTGAGCACCCGTTCCTCGCTAATGGCATACCGCTCGATTAGGGCTTCGGTCCGCACCAAGGCCCGTTGCTCGGCCTGTTCGAGGGCTGCCTGGACCGTGGGACGGCGCAGCAACGCCGCCGCCCGACGATAGGCACGGCGGCAATCGGCCTCACCGTCCACCGCCTCGCGCCAGGCCTTGGCCCCATTGCGTCCGTTGTTCAGGTAACACGCGACGAACCGCTCCTCGATTTCCGCGAGAATGGGTTTTGCGGGAGCAGGAGCCATAGAGGGGGCCTCATGTCAAAGGCACCGCCCCGCCCGGTAGAGGACGGCGACAGCGCGCCAGGGATACGAAAAAGGCGCCCCGGTTGCCCGGCGCGCCACCCATTAACTTGATGATGAAACGACATTACCCGTAACCACCCACCACGTCAACATCATTTTTCACATTAACTCAGTTAGCAATGCCATTTCATCATCACCCCTGTTGACCAGCGCTTCCGAGTGGCCCTCAGATTGGTTATGCCGCCACATCCCTTTCCTTGACGACGTGGTCAATCAAACCCCACTCCGCCGCCTCTTCAGCCGTCATGAACCGGTCCCGGTCCAAGGTCCGCTCCACCTCCTCATAGGACCGCCCGCAGTGCTCCGCGTAGAGGGCGGTGATCCGGTGCTTGGTGCGCTTCATTTCCTCAGCGTGGATCAGGATATCCGAGGCCTGTCCCTGGTACCCGCCAAGCGGCTGGTGCACGTGGATGCTGGCATTGGGCAGCGCCGCCCGGTGCCCGGGCTCCCCGGCCATCAGAAGGAACGACCCCATGGACCGGGCGGTCCCCATGCACAGCGTATGAACGGGCGCCTTGATGTAACGCATGGTGTCATACATGGCGAGACCACTGGTGGTCACGCCGCCAGGGGAGTTGATGTACAGGTGGATCGGCTTACCCGGATTTTCAGCTTCCAGGAAGAGCAATTGGGCGCAAACCAGGGCAGAGATCCCGTCATTGACCTCGCCATTGAGAAAGACGATCCGCTCCCGCAGAAGCCGGGAATAGATGTCGAAGGACCGCTCTCCCCGGCTGGACTGTTCCACGACCATGGGGACAAGTTGCATCACATCGCGCAT